TACTGGAAGGACATATAACGCTGATGATTGCACTGTAACGTGTGGAACAATAGCATATCCTCCTAATGGTCGAGAAGCAGAAGGAAGCACAGTCTCGAACCCACGGACGCACGACGTTGTCGTTGCCCTGCAAAGACCTAATCCATTGTTAATCACGTCATTTGTCAACTCAGGTCGAGCCGCATAGAACCAAACTTGTGCGTTGCGGATGAATGCTCCAGATGCCAAATTCAACCGCGCAAGAGTGTACTTAATTGACCAACCACCTGAGTCGTTGTGCAAAAATATGGCTGGCCCCCCGGGAGTCGTACCCCTCGACACCCAGGAAGCCAGAAACCAAAGGTTAGTCCCGTCATCAACTACAGAAATGGCGTGAATAATCCCACCAAAAGCGTGTGCATCTATTAAAGCCTCAGATGCTACCCACGTCGAAGGAAGGTCTAATGCACGATAATAAGCACCATAGGTTCGATTGTCATTGTAGCATACGATGCCGACTCGGTTAGTCGTCCGTGTAGTGCAAATTGCTACTAAATCAGGTTTACCAGATCCGGTAGATAGCGCCGATCCAACTGTACCAGCTAAAAGGTTTACTACGTATGCGCGCGTTTCTCCCAATACTGCTGAAGATTTATAGCCAAAAACACCTACACAATAACTACCTTTAATACAGGCATCTAAATGGGAAATTTGTAACCCTGCTGTACCTGTTTCCGCTGTCACCGCCGTATACATTGGATCGCCGTTTGCATCAATTCCTGAGTAAATTCTTGCTACAAGTGAATTGGAAACATTGTTGTGTATCCACAAACACACATAACCAGCGTTATCACCACATAGCTTAGCTCTACTGCCCACAATTGTCTCGCGATAAAACACTCTCCGCGTATCAGTACGATAGAACGTTAGCTCTATATTGGGAACGTTTGGAGAAACAGAACGATCATATATCATGCGTAACGCAACACCGTAGGTTCCGTTTTGCGCATAGTCAAAATCGTTGTTGTATTCCAATTCTCCTGTCAAAGGATAAGCCTGCATACTGCCAGCAATCCAATTGTCGGTGCGTTTTGTCGGATTATTCACGCCATCGCAATGATAAAAACCATCGGAAGCGAAACGCAAAACATCACCATGCCAATCGGTAACAGCCACATCAGTAATCGATCCAGTAGCAATCTTGTCGTAACCGTATCTCCTTTTGAGCCGACCGGTTTTGTCCATCCACAAATTTTCCAGCGTCAACATCTCGCCAGCGTTCAATTGGTGTGGGTCTTTCTTCTGGTTTATCCCACCGAACCTGATTGGAAAGTGACGATATTCAATACCCATTACGCCCTCAAAAAAGCATTATTTTAACAGTTACTGTTGCGCTAGATATCAAACTAATGTACTGAGCATTAGGCCCATCGTCTGCGCCTCGAATCTGATACACCACAGCATTAGCGTCTCTGTCGAGTACGAGAAATCCCTTCGGCGTTCTCTTCAACGAGTGAGGAATCTTAATCTTGGTAGTTGTCAGCGTCATATCAAGAATCTGGTAGGTAGAAAATGGCAGTTTTTGCAGCCATTCCACCACGCGCTTAATCGAGTTAGATAGCATCGCCACCGACTCGATTTTGCTCGATTCCCCGCTAAATGATGGTGTTCTCAGTCCCATAGTACCTCCTGCTCATAGGAGCGTGAGTACACCACGTCAGAAATTACCTGAGCCTCGGATGCATCGCGCGGGTTAGCCATGCGAATGCAATCTAGCTCTAGTTTCTCTCTGTCGTTGATCAACTCGTTGCACGGGGTCTTTTCCTTGATGAGGCATTTGACTGCCGCCCATATCACGCAATACTCATCCATGTGTTGCGCAAAATCTACGTTGGTTGTGGCACTGGTAAACACCGTTGCCGCAGGAACGTAGTAGTAGCGTATCGTTACTCCAGCCGCCGAAACCGGCCACAGGTAAAGCTTGTCGCCCAACAGGCAATACACCCTAGGTCGATTGTCGACTCGTGAGTACCGGCCCATTTCCTGCATTGGAATGCGAATCAACGGCACCTCTCTGCCGTCGCTGGCAACAAAAAATACCTTCAGAAGCTTCAAAAAATCAGTCTCAAGTGTGTACTGAGTTTGGTTAGCTACTGTAGTCAAATCTTTTGGAGATACCTTGTAATTCTCATACGCTTCAATGAGGAGATTATACATGCGCCGGTAGGCATTATTTAGCCATTTGACTATTTCCGTATCGGTAACAAACTGCGTGTTTTCCATATCCGCAGTCTGCCGAACCTCGGTAATCAAATCGGAAATGTTCCGCAGGAAGCCCATTTAATCCTCCCATTTTTCCGACATCTCCGACTCTTCGTCACGCAACGACATGAATTCATCAAGCGCTGCCGCCAATCTTCGCGGGTCTTTCGAGTTGAATGCTGCTATCATGTTTTCGCAACAACGCTGCCTCCCATCGGAAACCATGCGCTGACCTTCACCTTCACTGATAGACCGTTGCTCAGTTGCACCGTTCATCAGATGAATAGAAAGCATGAGCTCGCCATCTGCTGAACCTTTTTTGCCGTTTTTGTTCATCATCATTAGCATGGAAAAGCCCCTTACTGTGCGCTGTTCCTGAGCCAAATTTGAACGTGAAGAACATCACCCGATGTTGGGTCAGCTGCTGAGCCACCGTGAGCGATAAACACAAGCCCAACGGTTTTGGTCGTTGCGACGGTATCAGCGGTTACCTGCGGTATCAGGCCCTCACCCGTAGCGCCCACCACAGTCACGTTAGCACCCAATAGCGCTTGATACTTGTCGTTGAGCGTTAGCGTATAAGCGCCGGCGCCGGTCCGCGAAATAGAAGCAACTCCGAACGAATCCTGCACGGACAATGTCGGTGCACCGGTTCCGCCAATCGCCACCTTGGCGTGGATCATCACCACGCCTTTGTCAAAACTGCCCATAAAAGGCTTGAAATATCTATTAGCCATGTTGATATCTCCCTAGTGCTCAAACTTAAATCTTCGAGCACTCAACTTCAAAAGTTAGATGCAATGTGTTGCCTGACGTCACGTTAGTGACCGCTGCCGATGTGTTCAACATTTGCACAATTAGTTTGCGATCGGAAGCAAGAGTATCGCTTTGAATATGTGCAAAAAGAACTTCAAGAGTTGAACCACCGAGCGATGCATGAACGTTAAGCAATCGCACGTAGCTAAAATCACCCAAACTGTTCAAAAGAAATTCGTACTCTCCATTATCAGTTTTCTTCGTTACTGAAGTTATTTCATCACCAATATAGGAAGTAACCGCACCTGTAGCACCAACAGTAATAATACAGTTAAACGTTAGATGCGCTAAAACGACGTTACGCGAAATCTTGTTATACATGGTTTTTCTCCATATTTAATAGGCGGGTTAATTACCCGCCCAATCACAGTTAGGAAATCTTTGCAATCATGTTCATGCCGGGCATTGAACACTCAAGCTGAGCGTAAGAGCAAAGCTGAATGTCGACACCGTCGATAGTTTGCGAGCGAAGAACTCGCAGACCGTCGGCATCAAAGATGCGAATTGCTGGCCCAAGGGAAGCGAGTTCCCAGGTATCCATCTGGAATATGAATGCATAGTCATATGGAATCCATCGATCAGAATACACCTTGCAAATGCCATTTTGGCCAGTAATTTGCAGGCCCTGGAATCCGACGTTTCCAATTCGCTCGTTTATGATAACGACTTTCGATCCGAGCGAGTTCGCCAGATCATTGAACTTCAAAGGGTTCAGAAAAATATGGCTCGGCATCCCGCCTTCACGGCCAAGAATCGCCATACCTGCGGTCAATCCCTCTTCGATCGGGAGCGCCGAATAGTCCTTGAACCACCCACCAAGGCGAGTCTCGTCGACGTTACGGGTAACGCCAAAAAACGATGCGCCAAGCGCTGTTACGCGAGCACTTGTACCAATAGGAATCCAAGCCTGTGCACCCTTCAACCCGGCACCTTTGTCGCCGCGTGGGAACAGGTAATCGTTGTCTACGAAACCAGTAATCGAGCCGCTGAAAGTGAATGTTCCAGCTTCGCGATCTACTGCTGTAACAGTGATATATCCCGTTCTGACAGTTGTGCCGCTTGTGTCGTTGTAGCCTTCGAGTTCCTGCCCTACCTCAAAATTTACGATGTCGTTTGGTTCTGTGAGAGTAACATCGGAACCAGAAACCGATGCACGTCGACCGATCGCATAGGAGCCATCCGAACAAACGGCAAACCCAAGAGAGTTTGCTAGGCTGTCAAAAGCGCCCTGCATTTCGTCTTTTAGCGCGTCTGCAAATGCTCCGTCATTGTCTTTTGTAGCAAGGATAGTCTCGTTTGTAACAGATGCAAACGAGTAGTTAGAAGAACGAGTGGTCAAAAATGCCACTCGGCGACCGTAGCTAGAACCACCCTTAGCAACGCTAAAGTTGGTACTTCGGTTCTGTGGGTTGGTGTGTTTTACGCTTCTTTTGCGTACTTCACCAACAAAATTCTCGTCTTTCTTTAGCATGGCAAAGAAAGGTCGATTCTGATAGGTCAAATCATAGATAACGTCCTGTGGGTACATTTCCTTGAGCATTGCACTTGCGCGGGTAATATCTAGCGTCATTCTCTCAATTCCTTAAGCGTCTGGCCGCTTCTATTGCCCTCCTTCTCCTGTCTTCCCAAGACATGCCGGTATCGGGAGTGGCGCTAGAATTGGCCGAATTTGTGATAGTCGGCCTCTGTTGCTGCTGCTGCGTCTGTTGTTGCCTATCACCTTGCACATTAGCCGGTGGTTTGTTACTGGCACCAGCCTGAAAGAATAATTCCGGGTCTAACGCATCACCCGGAATCTCCCATGATCGAACATCTTTGGCTTGGTTTCTCAGGCTATTTTCGATCGATATAGCCATGCTCAAAACTTCTTTTTCGGATGGCCCTCGTTTGTTATCCTTTACAAACTGACTACAGGCATCCCAAAGTGTTTCCTGCATTCCAAGCTTATTCATCAGCATAAATTCGGGTCTATTCACCATCTCCGCTAACTTGCTTTTGCCCTCGGATATTTTTTGCTGTCGCGCCGTTTCTTCCGAACGTTCTTCTTGCGACTTTATCCACTCGGCATTGGATTGAAGTTTTGTCTTCAATTCCTTTAGCTCATTTTGGAGCGAAGCCACATGATCGTCAGCCGCTAATGATGGCAAATTTGCCATAGCTTCAGAGGCTGGAATACCTAGCAACTGTAGCGCACCTCGAAAGTCTTTTGACTCTTTCATGCGCCTAAATGCAGCATAATCCGGATCAACTTCCGTGTTAGCCCTGTTACTATTCTGCATGTTTTGCTGTGTATTCTGTGGCTGTGCCGACTGGTTACCCTGAGAGCGCCACCAATCGTTAGCGTTGCTATAGCCGTTATTAGGCGCGTTACTTTGCCTATTCTGTTGACCTAGCCCAAACTCGGCCGGGTCTAACTGACGACTAAAATCACTGTTTGATGGATCTACCGTACCATTTTCCAAAACCATTTGCAATACCTCATCATAAAGTTTTTTACGCTGGTTGCTCCATTGCAGCCATATCTATACCTTGTCCAACATCTGCCTCCATCGGCATACCGTCACCCATACCCTCGCCCTGTGGCAACATTTCAGCGCCGATTGGCATAGCCGCTTCGGGGGTCATTTCAGCCGGTGGCGGTTGTTGAAGTTTGACGCAATCGTCAACCCAGCGACGCACGAGGTCGAGCCGCACCGACTTATCTTGCCTTTGTGCGTTAGTTTCCTCTGGTAATTCTGCTAGAAGCGCCACATAATAGTCTTGCCCAATCCTTTGCGCCAAGGCCAAATCCATGTACGGCTCAGGAGCGATATAAAGCACGTCTTGCTTTTCCTTAAGCTTCTGCGTGCAAACCTTTTCAAGAATTTTGCGAATATTGTGCCTCTGGCTAAGCATATTTGACTTTTTGAGGTCGGGAAAGTTTAGCAGCTCCTTGCCCTCTTCAACGGTCATGTAGCCTTTTTGTACCATCTCGTCCACATAGGCTAGCCTCGCGCCGGGAGTTTTCGGAAAAGCGCTGCGAGGAAAACATTGAATCAAAAAGTCATCGGTCGGTAGTTTTACGTCGGAATATTTGACCGGAAATAGGCCCCGATCCATTGAATCAGATGACACTACGATGTCGTGCCCTTGCGCTAGCAGATCTTCCGCTTCGTCAATAAAAACCTGCCCGGCATCACAATGCCACTGTTCCCAGGCCGCCTGCGTATCTGCCAGTCTCTCGCTCTCAATTGCGGTTACCTCGCGAAGCGCCGCGCCGCTTGCCGTCGATGCCAGAGGATTGGTACCTCCCGCTGCTTGCTGGCTAAGCCCGATCTTCTCGAAACCACGAGCCCACAGACGATCTAACTGTGCGAACACGTCACCGTTCACGGCTATCCCTGGCTCGATTCTTGGGGGAGTGGGTCCTGAGTACGGCACAATTCCACCAATAGCATTGGTCAAATGATTAACGTCAACCCTTGACATGGTATTAAGAAATATCCTGGGATTGGAGACTCTTATCATGCAATCCTTGATGAAATTGACAAGACGATTGATCTCAATCTGGTCACCGGCCAAATCTTCGGCTACGCCAATTCCCCAAAAACCAAGCAAATTCTCTTGATATCGCCAGGCCACATAAGGAAACCGCTCGCGTTTCCACTCCTCTTCAAAAATCATTTTCCCGTTGGATTGGATAACGTGCCTGCCGTCGTCGACAACTGTCGGCAAATGGATGCCCTCCACAACCTCCACAACCTGCGTTTTGCACCCGGAAACGTACCCTTGGCGAGTCTCCAGACCGGCAATAATGCTCTGCGGTATCCCTTTCCCTGCTAGGTAATCCTTCGATACGTTTTTGACTCGGTACATCGTTCGCGGCATACCGTAATAGCTGTCGTAAGGGTCAAGCATGATCTCATCCGGCAGCACTCGCTCAAAACACATTTTGTAGCTGCCGTCCTTTTTTTGCTCGCTCCAAACGTGCCCGATTCCTGTACCAAAAACAGCTCCATCTTTGAATATCTTGCGCTTCTCCTTGTACAGTCCCGAGCTTTTGAAAGCGCCGTAAAGCCAATCTGACATCAAGTCAGCGCGGGTTTCTTGATCTACCCAAGCCCCGTTAGTCAAAAACGACGGCCTAATGTTGTCTTTGCCTATCTTGCTTGTAAGAGTATCCACAGCAGCCTTGACGATATTCCAGCTAATCCGTCCGTTTTTTCCCGCCGAAAAACCAGCGCTGGCAAGCGAGCGAAGGTAGAAAGACTGGATGCTAATATCGGTCGTAGATGTGTTCACATACATGCGCATAAAC